GCCACCACCCTGTAGTCATATATTTCGTTGCACTGTGTACAGGATTTCCACGGTGCTGAAACGTCCATCCGGCAGGGAACATACATCCAAGTCCCTTTCGAGGCCGAACCCTCATCTTCTCATACAAGAACTCTGTCTCGCCTTCGTCTAATTCTATATCATTCAGATAGAACGTCCAGACAAGACATCTATCCATATTCTCATAATTGCAAACCTCAGAGTGCCAGTTATGAAACCCGCCACCAAATGGTGGAGTAGATTGAACTTTAGTATCAGGTGATACAAGCTTCTTCATTCCACGATACGCAAACGGAAACTCTGTAAGGTATCGGTGCATCATGTCATACTTAACCTTCTGCACTCTAGTATAAAGGTCACTGTGCTGTTCAAAGGTCAACCACTTCTGTTTGTCCTTACGAGTTATCCGGTTTGCTTCCTCTGTTCGCACATCTTCAACCATGTCGAACCAGCCAATCAGTGCATCACATAGATCATCAGGCATTGCATTAATATATGATCGTATAAAGTCACTCATGATTTTCTAAACATCGTAATGCTTCCCTGCTTAAACTTGTGTGGTTCCACAATATCCATACGATAGGTATAATCATCTATAGTGCTAAGGACATCATTGTTCCTGTTAGGTTCTCCCTTGAAATAGGTGAAGTGAAACAATGCATACTCTTTCACCATATCCCAATAGTTCTTTACAAAGAACTCATATTCCTCGGGCCCACCACAATCGAACCATACCAGATCATAGGGGCCATCCTTTCTTACTTCATCCACAACATAGAACATGTTTCCTTCTATGAAAGATACAAGCGGATTTTTTTCGAGGTCGCTTCGGCGGCCCGGAGCTTGCTCAGGGTCTAAGCTCTGATCGTCTACCACAACAAACTTGGGAACATACTCTTTGGTCAGATATTCCTTGTCACAATTACTGTCCCATATAAGACCTTCAGTATTATTCGATAATCCTTCGAGTAAAAACGGTGTAGTGTAACCCATACCAATTTCCAGTATTCTTTGTGGTCGGGTAAGTTCGACTAGGCTGCGTAGAAACGGCGCCACCTTCTCCGTACCATACCCAGGCACATACCACTCTAGATGCTCAGATACCGTTCCAGACATAAGCGAATACTCCCAATGTAAAAATGTAACCAACTCCCCAGAGGAGCAGTGCGTAAAGAATAAATTTCATCATGTTTATAGTATACTATATCTATCCAGTTAAGTCAAGCACTTTCTGTCAGTTTTAGGGGGTGGGGGCTAATTAAATAAGAAATAAAGAACACCACCCAGTATAATAATGTCAGCACAGATACTCCACACAACATATGCTCGGAATAACCACTTAGTAAGAACCTTTGAATAATCAGAAAATATCATGAAGACACCTTATTGCATTTATAGATTAGGCTTGCTTCGCCAGTTTTGATGCCCCCCTTAATGGCGGGAGTGACGGGACTCGAACCCGTGGCCTCCGGCGTGACAGGCCGGCGCTCTAACCAACTGAGCTACACCCCCATATAAAAGAGAGAGTGTCGGTCCACCATGCAATTCAGCAATATACGAAAGACCATTCATGACACTCTCTGAGTCTATTAATACACCACTACACCATTGATCGCTCTAAACTCAAACTTGTCCACAGCATCCTCATATGGTCCCTCAAAGACCTCACAGTCACTGAAGTTCAGTTTCTTCACCTCTACCTCATACCGATAGTTTCCATATGCCCACAGATAGACAGGAACGCCATCAGTAGTATATCCTTTAGCAGCGAGAGTAGTCATAATCATCAAACCTTTCATGGGAGGGACTAGCAGTGTCATGTGACCTAACAGGCAAACCCTGTTCCAGAAGTCTCTCTCCATTGTCTTTATAGTAACATATCAATCAGAGTTTGTCAAGAAGAATCTTAGCTTATTTCAAACTAATTTCAATGATCGCACAGATAATACCAACGGTTGCTCCACCAAGTGCTACATAAAAATAATTCATAATCATTAACCTCTCTTGTTTCTCACTATACTTAATATTACCATGTGGAATGAGGTTTGTCAAGCAAAAAAGGCCTTTATCCAAAAAGAAATCCAATTGCTATAGGTGCCATGTATGTGACTAAGGCCATGGCGGCCCCCACTGTGATCACTAGATGTACTATTTCAACCATCTGATTTATTCCTTAACTGTTTCAACATACCCATTATGCACTATTGTCAAGGGTTTGTCAAGAGCTTTCTGTAATATTATTGCAATATATCAGGAAAAAAGGCCGAGACTCTGCAAATTCTATCTACCCAATGGCCATGTTTATTTTAGCCTTTTTTAATATATGGTATATTATGGGTATTCATGGGATACTATGGGTAAATCATCCGCAATGTCCATTCTTACTAAATACAAGGTACTTGACACACACCCATATATGGAGTATAATGGTGCTATGATAAACTTCAAACAAATGATACAAGAGGATAAGGGCGGTAAGAACCTTCACCTTGAGCACCTAGAGGATGAAATCCTTAACTATGGTGTAGATGGTGGCAGGGCAGCAATTAACTTCCTTCGTTCTCTACGTGATATGATGGCAGGCGCAACTCGTTCCTCTGTTAATATGACTGTTAAGTGGGATGGCGCACCGGCAATCTTTGCCGGCATTGATCCTTCTGATGATACGTTCTTTGTTGCAAAAAAGAGTGTGTTCAATGTAAGCCCTAAGTTGTATAAGAGTGACGCTGAGATTGATGATGATCTAAGTGGCACGTTGAATAGCAAGTTTAAGGTGGCGCTGGCGGAATTGAGTAAGTTAGGCATTGATGGTGTATTGCAGGGTGATCTAATGTTCACTGATGATGTGGAGACTACTGATATTGATGGTGTGAATTACTATACATTTCAACCCAATACGATTGTCTATGCTGTCCCTGTGGATAGTGATTTTGGCAAAAAGATTAAGGCTGCGAACATTGGTATCGTTTGGCACACAACGTACACTGGTGACGCTCTACAGGACATGACGGCATCGTTTGGCGCTGATATCTCTGGATTGAGTAAACCTAGTAGTGTGTGGATGGATGATGCTACCTACAAGGATACGAGTGGGACTAGCACCTTTACTGCGGCAGAGACAGAGGCTGTGACCAAGATATTATCCGATACAGGTAGAACGTTTCAGACGATCAATTCTGGTAAGTTGAAAGGGTTTCTTAAATTGCAGGGTCAGATGACAGGCACTCTTGCGGGTGCATCATTAAAGACCTATAACAACAGCAAGGTTCGTGCGGGTGAAAAGATTACCAATCCAATGGCTCATTCCAAGGGATATGAGGCATGGGTATATGACTCGATACAGAAGCAGATTGACAAGGCGAAATCTGATAAGGGCAAGGCGAAGTATGAAGCCATGCAGAAGGAATATATTCGTGAGCTGCGTAAATACACTATGACATTGACCAGCGTGATTAAGTTTCAGAATTTACTGGTTGATGCGAAATCTATGATTGTGGACAAATTGGATAAGGTCAAGTCTATTGATACGTTCATCAAGACTGCCAATGGTTTCAAGGTGACTAATCCAGAAGGTTATGTGGCCATTGATAGGGTGAGTGGTGGGGCCGTTAAGTTGGTTGACCGCATGGAATTCTCATTCAATAACTTCACAGCGATAAAGAGTTGGGACAAATAAATCAAATGGCAAAAGCAAAATATTCGCCATGTATTAAGGTGTGTACATATGATGATCAAGGATATTGTTTGGGTTGTCAACGCACAGCCGATGAGGTACAAGGATGGCGTAATAGGACAGAAGAAGAACAGCTTGCTGGTATAGAAACTCTAAGAGAGAGAAGACTATGGAGAGCGACAGATTTCGTAGCATCGAGGGGCACCCATCGTTAGAAGCTAGGAATATAATTAAAAAACTCCGAGCACAAAATTTTCCGCCAAATCCTCTGCGTATCTCTCTGATTTATTAGGCACATACCTGACCTCATCTGGGGCCCATTCGGCCGTCAAGGTCAAATCTTTTTTAGTAAACATCTTGACATAATATGATTGACCGTCAAAATGTACACTTGCTGTTCGCTTTCCGTCGTCGCTGTAGTAGTTATGTAGCTCTTCATCATTCATTGTAATATTCCTTCTTAAAGTAAAAAGGGGGAGCTTATGAACTCCCCCTCTATGATTATGATGATAGGCAATTGCCTTCTGGATCGAAAACAATTGAGTTTCCATCTTCATCTACAAGACCAACCTCTGTGGCTCGGCCTCCCTTTGTCGCATCAGGACGAACATGTTGAGGTAGAAATCCAGCGAACTTACACCAGAAAGAACTCTCATCAATACCCTCTCCCTGTGAAGCATCAGTGATGCCAAAGGCAAAGTCTACGAAAGTAGATTTCATCTCCTTGAACTCTTTAATCCACTCATCACGAAAGTCTTTCAGATCGGATTTTCGAGTGCTAGCATAACCAAATACCCACACAGGGATACCTAACCTCTGACCATGTGCAATAGCACGAGCCCAAGTTGCTTTGTTATCACCCTCGGCTGCACAGTAAGTGATGCATCCTTGTGCAATCAACTGTTCATCAGTGCGGTGTTGCACTCCTTGAGCAGCATATCCCCGATTTTCCATAAACTTCTGAAGAGTGTATTTCCCAGCTTTCTTACCTGTCATTGAAGAGTATGTGCGAAAGTCTGCATAAACACTACCAAGGAGTCGTATAGCTTTTGGAATGATTGAGAGCTCAATCTGTTTTTTCGTCTTATCTCCCTCTGCAAGAGCCCAAGCGAGATCAGAAACAGCAGTTTCAGTCTTTAAGATTTCACCAGCTTCTGCTGCGTTTACAATCTCTTTAACATAATCGTTGATCGTTTGAGTTAGCGCTACATCCTTATGGTGGTTTGAACGATTACGAGCAATACGACGATCTAGTGGTGTATCAAATTCATAGATATCTACGATATAAAATGTCTGACCAAAGATTTCACAAGCTCCGTTCCTATGATATCCAGCGAAACCATCTACTAGAAGGTTGTTGCCGGATTGCAATGTTCCCATCATGGGTTGAGCGTCTAGAGCATAACTCATCAACTCATATCTGTTAACGATACTATCCACATGGTTAGTATCTGTTGACTTATCTCTCGACTGTTTCTCTTCATCAAAAGACACTTGAGAAAATGGAACCAAATGACGACCTAAATGGTATCCGCCGGTAAATTTCGCAGGCGGGGCAAGTTCTAGAGATTTCTCTAAAACAGATTCATCTAAGTTTAGTGGATTGAATTGGCCGTTGCGAATTCTATCCCATTCAGCAACGGTTTGTAGTGGCACGCTATAGCGTGTATTGCCATCGAGAGGCATCTTGTTTCTCCTATTAATCGCCCGAAGGGGCATCTAAGTTAACGAACTAGACAGGGAAACTCTAAGAGTTTGTGTCCACCTCTACAGTTATTTATAACTGTTCTTGGAGTGGAAGGATTGGTATTGCACCATCTTCTGTCAGTGGGAACCGACCGCATTACTTTTATGCTACTTCCACATTATACTAATAATAACACAATGTCTTTACAATGTCAATACTCCTTTTTAGGTTTTTCTCTATATTTTTCAAAATATAATTTTGCATCTGGTTGAACAAGTAACATAAGGTCTTGTGTCTTTCTATGTGGCCTGTTCTTCCAACCATACCACTTGCTTTCTTTACCTTTATCGTATGGTGGAGCGAAATCAAATGCATCATATTGACCAGCAGTCACATCAATAATCGTATCACCATCCTGTAACCACCAGTGTTGTTGAGCAGGCCCGTCACACTTTGCACTCATAACCTTGAGATTGGCATCTTTGAAAAAGTAATACATGGCTTGAGTTGCGTGATAACAATGACCAAACAATGCGTTTCCAAGATTCAGTTCTCTATATCGGGGTGGACACATTTTAATTTGTAGATTGTTAACGATTTGTTTTGACACTCTTTCTAAATCATCTGGGTAGGAATACTGTTCATACTTCAATATCCATGAGGCCCACACTTCATAGTTACTAGGCCCAAGCTTGATATATTTTTTGTGTTCAACGAATGATGTCAATGTCATCGGCGTTCACGCTCCATATTTCAGCTACAGTACGAAGGCGACCATCAGCCTTGAGGTTTTCAAATCTCTTCGAAGCTTTAGCTTTCCACCAATCTACAACGCCGGAAAAGCTATAACGATCATAGTTATCCTTCTTGCGTAGTTCATCAGTTTCCATGTTCATGTATTCTTTTACATTATCGAAGCCATAGTCAGACATATACGCACGTTTCTGTTCAGTCAATCCCTTTGCATCAAGATAGGTCTGTACGAACTTGGCATAAGCATCATCGTCTACACCCTTGAGGGATGCCTTAATGATAGAAATCATCTTAGTCTGGCTCTTTAGCTTTCTGCTGGATGCTTCTGGATCAACCAAAGGACCACCGTTCTTAGATTCAAACCAATCTTTCAAACGATGATAATTGTCATCGTTAATCAGTGGTGCAAAATCAGACACAGTTTCACCTTTATGACGTAGGAATGGTTTCATTGAGTCGTATTGTGATACACTTTTAGTTGTTCCATATAAACTTGTGGTTTCAAACATACAGAACGGTCCTCCATACTTCTTATCAAGCGTGTCCTTTGTCAAGTGTGAACAACAGATTGCAGCGAGCAACTTACCACCAAGATAATTAAACCCGAATGGCTGTGTTGGCACAATGATAAACCCCATGATTGTAGAGTCGTTGAAACGCTTCATAACTTCTTTACTATATGTGTCTAGTGGTTTTCCTAGAAAGGTGTTTCTAGGCTTTGAATTAATAGTAGGTGAACCAAGACGAATGAACCCAACAATTTTGTTTGTATTCTTCTCATACACAACCCACTTGATAGATTTACCTGGCACTGATACCTCGACAGCATGAGAAGTAACAATCTCTAGATAGTTAACAAATATTTCGTTTGTTACCTGACGGCACTCAAATTCCATGTCGTTAGGATGCATGGAGAAATCATCAAACATATCATACTGCGGGCCCATGCCAGGCAACGAAGTAGGATAATTGGACATTCTTTCAAGTTTCACCTTACGAAGATAATCATCAATTCTTCCAAAACTAGCGAAGTAGTCTACAAATACATTGGCGGCATACAACGCATCTTCTCTATTCAGTATCAAACTTTCCACTCCTCAGCAAATTCTGTCTTATCAAATACAGGGCCTGCAAACAGGTCTTCTTTCTGATTACTATCAGCAAGACCCTTTTGCTCATCCTCTCCTACATCATACAACTTCATCTTCGCTCTGTCAATGCCCACAACGAATCTTTTATTGGTGGTAGGGTCATTGTATCGGTTCTTGAGTTGCTT